TTACAACAACCTCGGATTCGCTTCACCTCTTGTTGAAGGTGTCCGTATGCAGACTAACGCTCTCACAGCACAGCAGTTCTCAATCACTGTAACAGAGCATGGTTATGCTCTTGCAGTATCTGAGCTTTTGCTCAATGCTTCATTTGATGACGTAATGGCCTCAGCCTCACGTCTTCTCGGTCGTAACATGGCTATCTACCTAGATCAGCTCTCACGCGACACACTCTATGCAGCATCTTCAGTCCTTTACGGCGAAGATCGCTCAGCAGTCTCATCAGCTGTTAACAACTGGTACGGTTACGGAACTTTTGCTGCAAATCGCGCAGCAATGACAGGTGCTGCTTACCTCACACCACACGTTATCAAGGACACAGTTGAGACCTTGGCAACAAAGAACATCCCACGGTTGGGCGAGACTTATGTCTGCTTCGTTCACCCACACCAGAGCCGTACCCTTCGTGACAACCCTGAATTCATCGAGGTCACAAAGTACGCAGCTCCAGGTAACTTCATGCTCGGTGAAATCGGTCGTCTCTACGACGTAGTATTCATCGAAACCACCCAGGTCCTCAAGGTTGTTGGTGGCGCAGGTTCTTCATACACAACTGATACAGCTGTTGCTAACCCAGTTGTCACACCTGGCGGAGGCTACACAACCCCTGCTACCCTCACAGGTAACGGTGGATCAGATCGTTATGCAGCTATCATGATCGGTGATAACGCATTCGGTCACGCTATCTCACTCCCAGTCGAACTCCGCGATGGCGGTATTCTTGACTTCGGTCGTGAGCATGCACTTGCTTGGTACTCAATCTTCGGTTTGGGATTGATTACTGATCAGAGCGTAGTAATTATCGAAACAAACTAACCGGTCTGTGATAAGACTAATTACAACTAAATAGCTTAAAGCGGGGGGCTTAACGGCCCCCCGTCATTTTCATCGAGATACTAATTAGGAGAATGCAATGGCTAAATCAAAGCCCACTGATGTAACCGGCCGTGTACGTGAGCAGCTTGCAGAACAAGCAGCCGCTGATATGAACGACCGTGCAGCTGAAATGTCTATGGCAACAGCTCAAGCCCAGGTTAAACTAGAGACCGAAGTTATTGATGCTACACAGCCTTCCCGTCAAACCGTTATTGTTGATGACCCTGTGACTCTTGGAAGCACAGACGATTCATCTGTTGAGATTCGTGTTGTTCAAGACCTCGAGAACATGACTCTAGGTAAGGGTAATAACTACAGCTTTAAGGCTGGAGTTAAGTACAAGGTTACAAAGCAAGTAGCACAGCACCTTAAGGAAAAAGGTTATCTGGCCGGCGTTATCTAAGGCATACTTAGCGAAGTGGGCGCCTCTTATAGGGGCGCTCTTTTCGTATGCAGAGATTTTTTAGCCGTAGTACGACATCATTGGATCTAACGTAGTGTAGGGAGTTTCTGTGGCTGTATTATCTGACATACTCTCTAGGGTTCGGTTAGACCTTGGAGACCTTCAGAAGAACTTTACCTTTACTGCTACTGGTGATGGCACAACTACTATCTTTCCTACAGGCATTAAGCCTATTGAAATTGTTAACCTAACTGTTACCGAAAACGGCAACCCTATTGGCTATCCTTATGGCTATACGGTGGAGCAAGACACAGGGATTATTACCTTTGCAAATGCTCCAGCTTCTGGGGCAACCATCTTTATTCAGGGTGTTCAAGACCGTTATTTCCTAGATTCAGAGCTCTGCGTTTTTATTAATGACGCTGTTACAGAGCACACATATAACCGCGTAGACGCCTACGGTACCCAAGTTACCCTAGCCAGCATTTCCCCAGTTGAGACCTACCCTATTGCTATCTTGGCAACTATTGAGGCGCTTTGGGCCCTTGCTACAGACGCCGCTTTTGATATCAACATTACTGCTCCTGATGGGGTTGTGATCCCAAGAGCGCAGCGCTACCAACAGCTCTCAGCTATTATTCAGCAACGCTGGGAACAGTATAAAGCCCTATGCTCACAGCTCAATGTAGGTCTATGGAAGATCGAGATGGGTACGCTTATCCGTACCTCGCGTACCACTAACAAGTATGTCCCAATTTACATTGGACAAGAAGTGGATGACGCTCGTAAGCCTGAGCGCGTTTACATCAATAACAACCTTACTGGTCGCAGCCCTATGCCTACTAACGCACAGAACTACGACATTATCCTCTACCAAGGAAATAACTTCTCTGTTGAGTTTGATTTCCCATTTGATGCCTCACTATACGCGTGGGCTGCTCAGATCAGAACCTATCCAAATTCACCATCTTTGTACGCTAACTTTGGTATAACAGTAACTTCTCATTCGTCAACGCTTAGCAAAGTGGTTCTTACTTTGCAGCCTACAGACACAGAGTATTTACCTACTCGCGCTTTCTGGGATCTAACAGCCACATTAAAGACAGACGATACTCAAGTTACAACTTACGTCAAAGGACAAGTATTTACGACTCAGGCTGTAAGCCTTGATGTCGGCACCTACGGAAGTTGGTAGTAGGTGAACACCTGTAATACCTGCGGCAACTGGCCGTGCACTTGCCCAATTATAGTGGTGCCACAACCTCCTGTAGCTATTACAGTCGTCCCACAAAACCCAGGTCAAGGTGTTCAAGGTATTCAGGGTATTCAAGGACCAGCTGGTTCTGGTGGCGGAGGCTCACAGGGAACTGGCGCACAAGGCGCAACCGGTATACAAGGCACACAAGGTATTCAAGGTGCTTACGGAATACAAGGACACGTTGGACAAACAGGTGTTCAAGGTTTTACAGGTACACAAGGACATCTTGGTATTCAAGGTTCTGCTGGTTATATTGGCGCGGACGGTCATCAGGGCACACAAGGTATTCAAGGTCTAGCTGGTCAATTTGCTGGTCAAGGTGTTCAAGGTATCCAGGGTTACACTGGTACACAAGGAACAACTGGTATACAGGGTTCAACTGGAACGCAAGGAACAACTGGCGCGCAAGGTACACAAGGTGTACAAGGCTACTACGGTAATCAAGGAACAACTGGTACACAAGGGTCTGTTGGTACACAGGGTTACACTGGCGCGCAAGGCCTACAAGGTTTACAGGGAACACAAGGCGTACAAGGGTCGCAGGGTACACAGGGTGTTCAAGGACATTACGGTAATCAAGGTACAACCGGAGCTCAAGGTCTACAAGGTGTTCAAGGTGTACAAGGCGCCATTGGTACTCAAGGAAATACCGGAGCCCAAGGTATTCAAGGATTACAAGGCCTTATTGGTCTACAAGGTTTTAATGGTCTACAAGGCTTTACTGGTTTACAAGGTACAACTGGCGCTCAAGGTTTACAAGGACTTATTGGTCTTCAAGGCTTTAGCGGTATTCAAGGGTTTACCGGTTTCCAAGGTGCAACTGGTGCAGGTGCGCAAGGTACAACTGGCTCACAAGGTGTACAAGGTATCCAAGGATTTGGTTATGCCCAGCTACAAGGTACACAAGGAACTACCGGAAGTCAGGGAATTATCTCTGGAACTACAGCCCCAGCTAATACTGGCGTCTTGTGGTTAGACACTTCTGTTGGCGGCATTGTTGGCACGCAGAAGCTCACCTTCTTAATTGGTGACGGAACCAACACCACGTACACCATTACCCACAACCTTGGTACTAGAGATATTGAAGTTACCGTCTATAACCAGACTACTTATGCGGTAGTTATCCCTTCATCTTTGGTCTATTCCACAGTAAATACTGCAACTTTGACCTTTGCTTCCCCACCGACAACTAATAACTACAGAGTTGTTGTGATGGGCTAATGGCACTGGAATTTAGCACCACAAAAATAGATTTAAGACTTACCATTAATGCTGTAGCCAACCTAGGAGAGCCATGTCCCAATTAAAATACTATGACACCGGATCCGGTCAGTGGATTGCGGCCATCGTTGGCGCACAAGGCGCTCAAGGAACAACAGGTATTCAAGGCACCCAAGGCGTACAAGGTACGCAGGGTATTCAGGGAACGCAGGGCGTTCAAGGTACAACTGGAACACAAGGTACACAGGGCACACAAGGTATCCAAGGTGTTCAGGGAACACAAGGCTTACAGGGAACACAAGGTACTCAGGGTGTACAAGGTACACAGGGTATTCAAGGAATTCAGGGACCACAGGGTACACAAGGAACACAAGGTGTTCAGGGTACGCAAGGCATTCAAGGTACTCAAGGTGTGCAGGGCACACAGGGCGTACAGGGTACGCAGGGTGTTCAAGGAACACAAGGCATTCAAGGTATCCAAGGTAATCAGGGTACTCAAGGAATTCAAGGCGTTCAAGGAACGCAAGGTATCCAAGGAACTATTGGTCAAACTGGTTCACAAGGTACACAAGGAATTCAAGGACTTCAAGGAGTTCAAGGTACACAAGGTGTACAAGGAACAACTGGTCTACAAGGAACTCAAGGCACTCAAGGTGTTCAAGGAACACAGGGTGTGCAGGGCACAACTGGTATTCAAGGTACGCAGGGAACACAAGGAGTTCAAGGAACTCAGGGTGTTCAAGGCACAACCGGTATTCAGGGAACACAAGGCACACAAGGAGTTCAGGGAACTCAAGGTGTACAAGGCACTCAAGGTATCCAAGGAATTCAAGGCCTACAAGGTCTCCAAGGTTTGCAAGGTGCTGCTGGCTCACAGAACGCACACGCAGCTGTTTACACTACAACAACAACCGCACTTGCCGGTTCACCTTCATACACTGCAGGAACAGCAGATGCCTCTAACGGTCTTGGTGTAGGCGCTTACCTTCAAGCAACAACTAACGGTTATTTGGTAGTTGACGGTTACACATACTCTGGACCACTACCAGCAAATACTCGCGTACTTGTTAAGAACCAAGCAGTTTCAACTCAAAACGGTATCTATACAATTACAAGCGCAGGTAGCGCATCTACTACTTGGAAACTTACTCGCGCAACTGACTATGACAACCACCTTGCAGATCAGGTAGAGCCTGGCGACTACGTATACACAGTTGCAGGTTCAACTAACGTTGGTACCTCATGGATTCAGTACCAGCTCGGATCTAATACAAACGGCACCATTAAAATCGGTATCGATAATATTCTCTTCTCTCAGACCTCTGCTGTTGGTAACCAGGGTACAACTGGTGCCCAAGGTACTCAGGGTGTTCAGGGAACACAGGGTCTACAGGGCACACAGGGAACCCAGGGTATCCAGGGAGTTCAAGGAACTCAGGGAATTCAAGGTCCTCAAGGAACCCAGGGAGTTCAGGGAACTCAGGGTGTTCAGGGGCTACAGGGTGTACAGGGACCACAAGGAACTCAGGGTACGCAGGGCGTACAGGGAACCACTGGTATCCAAGGAACTCAGGGAACCCAGGGAGTACAAGGTACTCAGGGAACACAGGGAACGCAGGGTATTCAAGGCCTCCAAGGTATTCAGGGACGCTCTTACACTGGCGTAACCTCAACCACCTCTAATGCAATTGGTACTGGTTCACTAACCTTTGCCGTAGCAAACTCTGGCGCCTTTGCGCTCGGTCAGTTTGTAACAGTTGCTTACACAGTAACACCTGCTAACTATGTATCTGGTCAGATCACATCTATCACAACAGATACAAGCATTACTGTTAACGTAACAAGCACCGGTGGCTCTGGAACATTCTCACAGTGGACAATCTCTACTGCAGGTGTTCAGGGCACAACTGGTTCACAGGGAACCCAAGGCACCCAGGGAATCCAAGGTATTCAGGGTCTACAAGGACCTCAGGGAACTCAAGGTACCCAAGGTACACAAGGAGTTCAGGGCACTCAGGGAGTTCAAGGAACTCAAGGAGTACAGGGAACCCAAGGTAACCAAGGAACTACCGGTACACAGGGTACGCAGGGAACTCAAGGTCTACAAGGCCTACAGGGAGTTCAAGGCACAACTGGTACCCAGGGTCTAACTGGTACACAAGGTACTCAAGGTATCCAGGGTCTACAGGGTCAGTCAATCCAAGGTACCCAAGGTACGCAGGGTATCCAGGGTGGCGTAACAAACGCTCCAGTATTTACAACTACTGAGTTCACCGCTACATCTGGTCAGACAACCTTCAACGTTACATATAACCCAGGTTACATTAACGTCTTCCTCAATGGTGTCCGCCTAAGCTCAGCAGACTACACAGCAACTAACGGAACATCTGTTGTTCTAGCGGTTGGGGCAGTAGCCGGAGACATTGTTGTTGTCCAGAATATTACCCTCGGTCTTGGTGCGCAAGGTACTCAAGGTCTACAGGGTGTACAAGGTACTCAAGGCGTTCAAGGCCTACAGGGACTACAAGGTCTACAGGGTCAGATCGGTGTACAGGGCCTTGCTGTAGGAAATACTGCTCCGGCAAACCAGGGCGTACTATGGCTTGATACCTCAGTAACTGGCGTAGTCGGTCTCTCCTCTGCAAACTTCACTGCTAAGGGTGACACAATTGCGGGAACTGGCTCAGGAACCTTTGCCACTCTCCCAGTTGGTGCTAATAACACTATCCTCACAGCCGACTCAACACAAACAACAGGTGTTAAGTGGACAACAAACCTATCAGGTTTAAGCCTACAATCACCAAACACCTACAACTCAGTAATTGTAGCGCCTTCAATTTCCTACAACATCAATGCTCAAACTGGTGCTTACACAACTGTTCTAGCGGATGCTGCGGCAATTATTACTGCAAGCTCTGGCTCAGCGTTTACGGTCTCAATCCCAACTAACGCATCAGTTGCTTATCCAATCGGATCTTCAATCACGATCATCCAGACTGGTGTAGGACAGATTACAATCGCTGCTGTAACATCGGGTACAACAACGCTTAACTCAACTGGTGCTACTTCAGCAACGCCTAAGTTACGCGCTCAAAACTCATCAGCCACCTGTATCAAGGTTGCTACAGATGTCTGGCAAGTAGTAGGAGATATCGTCTAATGCCAATTATCTTTGGAACAACGGCTTCGGGTGGAGATAAGTACTTCACTCCACAGCCACCTACCATTGGTACAGCTACTAACGTAGGCACATCTCGCGCTTACAACAATGGCGCGGCTACGGTTACATTTACTCCAGCAGCATCTGGTGGTACAGCCACTAGCTTTACTGCCACATCTACACCTGGATCGCTAACTGGTTCGGCTTCTTCTAGCCCTATTACAGTATCTGGTCTACAGAGCGCTACATCTTATACATTTGCGGTTACTGCTACAGATGCGCAAGGTACTTCTTCTGCTTCTGCTGCTTCTAACTCAATTACTGCTACAACAGTGCCTCAAGCCCCTACTATTGGTACAGTTTCTGGTGGTTCATCTGGCGTTGTATCAGTGCCATTTACCGCTGGAGCAACTGGTGGTTCAGCCATCACTGGATATACAGCTACATCGTCTTCTGGTCGTACAGGAACTGGTGCGGCTTCTCCTATTACAGTAAATGAAACGGTTGCTGGTACATACACATACACCGTGACTGCAACTAATGCTAATGGTACATCCGCGGCATCTTCTGCTTCTAACTCAGTCACATCATCCTTTGCTACTCCTTCTGTCTCCTATCTTGTTGTAGGTGGTGGTGGCGCAGGAACTAGTGGAGGTGGTGGCGGAGCTGCTGTTTTATCAGGGACTATGAGTGTTTCTGGTGGAACTGGTTACACAGTAACTGTTGGTGGTGGTGGAGCTTTTTCTCCATCCGTAGCAAACACTGGTTCAAGTTCAGTATTTAATACTGTTACCGCAGTAGGCGGTGGTGGAGGTGGTGGCGACCTAAATAGCCCTTCTCCTTCTACATTAGGTGCTGGTGGCGGTGGAGGCGGACGCTCTGGTGTTAGTGATGGCCCTTATGCTGGTGCAGGAAACGGCGCTGCAGGTGCCCGTGGCGCAGCAGCAGGTGGTGGCGGTGGTGGTGGCGGTGGTGCGGGTGGTTCAGGAACCACTGCATCAACAGTAATTAACGGTGGAGTTGGCGGCATTGGTATCGCCTCTTCCCTTTCTGGTTCTTCTCAACAGTATGGTGGTGGAGGAGGTGGCGGGTCTTCAGGTGCCAATGGACAAGGTGGTGCTGGTCAATACGGCGGTGGAAATGGTCGCACAAACTTAGGTTGCGGCATAGCTGCACAAAATGGCGGAACAAACACTGGCGGCGGTGGCGGTGGCAGCGGTGGTTCTGGCGGTTCAGGAGTAGTTGTCATCTCTTACCCAAACACTTATCCTAATCTTACTAGCATCACAGGCTTAACTTATTCAGGTCCAGTAAATACTGGAGGCAATAAAGTTTATACATTCACAGCGGGAACAGGTACGGTGACTATCTAATGGCACACTATGCGTTCCTTGATGAAAATAGTATTGTTACTGAAGTTATTACTGGTAAAGACGAAACAGAACTCATTGATGGTCTAAGCCCAGAAGAGTGGTATGGAAACTTCCGTGGACAGAAGTGCGTAAGAACATCGTATAACGCAAAAATTCGTAAGAACTATGCGGGTATTGGGTTTACCTATGATGAAAGCCGTGATGCGTTTATCCCACCAAAGCCAATAGTAGAAGGCAAAGAATTTACGCTTAATGAAGATACCTGCCTATGGAAAGAAGTGCCAGAACCTACCGTTTGACATCCCTAGCATGGGTATGTGCTACTGTTAAGGCATCTAATTAAGGAGCCTTACATGGAGATTATTTTTACCGATATTTACAACCCAGATGGTGTGCTAGAGAAGCCAAAGCCAGCATCTGAGTACATTCCTCAATGGTATAAAGATGCTAAGGCGTATTTAGACCCTAGCGGTAAAAAAGTACCTCCTTTAGATGGCGTACCAGGCTCAACAATTAAGCGCTGCATGCCTGTATGGGACATGATGACCGCCGGCTACATAATGGAAACTCCCTACGATATTTATGTGCGCCAAACCCCAGAAGGACCATACTTTCAGTGGGGTCATATGGAGGCTGTAGTCTTTCAACATATGGATCAGTTTCAAAATCATCCGTATTCACGAGACATTAACTACGCTGTTCGTATTGTAATTCCTTGGTCTATTAAAACCCCAAAGGGTTGGTCTATTATGGTTATGGAGCCTCAACATCATGAGCAGTCTCCTATTACCTGCGCCAGTGGAATTATTGACACAGACGACTTTTCTATTCCGTTTAATATGTTCCTTAAGCTTCGTGACCCTAACTTTGAGGGCATGATCCCCGCTGGTACCCCCTTCTTACAGATAATTCCTTTTAAAAGAGAAGCTTGGACATCAAGATTAGGCGGAGACAAGGAAAGAAAAAAGCATGCCGCTGATTACAGTAAGTTTTTGCGTGTTTTCTTTGATCGATATAAGAAGTTTTGGTGGAATAAGAAAGAATACAAGTAGCAGTTTCGCCCTCTTAAGCGCGGGCTTTAGGGGATAATAAAAGCGTCCTTCCCCTAAGCCCAGTGAGGTTTCATGTCTCAGATTAAGTACTACGACACTGGCTCCAGTCAATGGATTGCAGCGATCGTAGGCGCGCAGGGCGCTCAAGGAACACAAGGACTACAGGGCTTTGGCTATGCTCAGTTACAGGGCGTACAAGGTATTCAAGGTAATACTGGCGCACAAGGAACCACAGGTCTACAAGGTATAACTGGCTCTCAAGGCACGCAGGGTTTACAAGGCCTACAAGGTATTCAGGGAACAACTGGTATTCAGGGCTCACTTGGTACGCAGGGAACAACTGGAGCGCAAGGCTCTCAAGGAACCACTGGTATACAAGGGCTTACTGGTTTCCAAGGTGTACAAGGTCTACAAGGTATTCAGGGCTTACAAGGAACCACAGGTATACAAGGTAACCTTGGTGTACAAGGTATTCAAGGCTCTTATGCTTTTGACCCAACAGTTAGCTTCTTAATGCTGGGTGGGATGTAATTAAGCGCGGTTGTAGTCATCCTCTAAGCGCACAATGTCATCTTCGCCTAGATAATCACCTAGCTGTACCTCAATAAATACTAGATCCGACTCACCAAGATTCTGAATGCGATGCGGATCGCCCTTATCAATGTAAACAGCATCGCCAGTCTTAATGGCAGTCTCTTCACCTTCTAGAGTAATAAGACCATGGCCTTCAACAATAGTCCAATACTCAACACGCTGTTCGTGAGTCTGATATGAGAGGCGCTGTTGAGGCTTAACAACAATGCGCTTTACTTTGTATGAACCATCTTCTGCTAGTACCTCGTAGGTACCCCAAGGGCGCTTTTCCATAGCGTAAGAATAGCAGAGATAAATGTAGTTACGCCATGTATGTACTAACCCGTGTTGTACACTTCAGGTATGAATTTGGTGCAACGTTCGGTGCAAAACGGCGGCAAATTAGCCCCACTTATTATTGAAAAGGGTTTGACCGAGGGTACTGGTCTAATGAATCCCTCCATATTTATAGATGATGACGGAGATATCCTCTGTATTTTGCGCCACGTCAACTACACCCTTTATCACTCCGAGCATATGCAGAAGTTCCCCTCAAAGTGGGGCCCTCTTTCTTATCTGCACCCAGAGAAAGACCAGCGCCTAGTTACAGTTAACTACCTATGCCGCCTAGATAAAGACCTTAACATTACCGACTACTGTCGCATAGATACCTCTGAGTTAGACGCCCCAGCAGTCTGGGAGTTTGTTGGTCAAGAGGATGCACGATTAGTTCAGTGGAAAGGCGATTACTACGCCATCGGTGTTCGCCGCGATACTAAAGAAAATGGCGAAGGTCGCATGGAGTACTCCAAGTTAAAGATTGATAAGAAGAACTGGAGCGCTAAAGAAGTTAAGCGTGTTCGCATACCCGCCCCAGGTAAGGATGACTCGTACTGTGAGAAGAACTGGTACCCAATCCTTGATAAGCCATATCACTTTGTTAAGTGGACTAGTCCAGCAGAGATTGTAAAGGCTGACCCAAAGAAACCTAAGACGGATGTCGTAGTGCAGAAAGAAAAAAGAGTCCCGCTCTCTGACCAGCGCGGGGGGTCTCACCTAGTAACCTATGGGGATGTATACCTATCAGTTACCCATGAGGTAGGGCTATTTAAGAATTACCTTAGCCAAAAAGATGGCTTCTATCGCCATCGTCTTATCGTCTGGGATAAAGAGTTTAATATCATTGGGGTATCTCCTCAAGAGTTCTCTTTTCTAGATGCGCGCATTGAGTTTGCCGCTGGAGCCGCTGTATTAGATAAGGATCTACTGATCTCATTTGGCTTCCAAGATAACTGTGCTTTTGTTCTGCGCGTACCAGAAACAGTTGTAGAAGAGATGATTGAGGAGGCAAAGAACAGTGGACTCTATTAAGACCCTAATTGAGAGGGCTTCCTTTCAACCATTTAATCCCAACACAAACTTTTGGATTGGTGAAGAGTATCTAAAGATAGATCAGACAGCATCGGCTGTATCTTTCTATCTACGAGCCGCTGAGTACGGATATGAAACCCACCCCAACATCGTCTACGCTTCTCTACTAAGAATTGCGCTCTGCTTTGATAAACAACAGGGACGCGGCCATAGTAGCGTGACTTCTATTCTTCAGGCTATCTCTTATCTGCCTACTAGACCGGAAGCTTACTTCTACCTCTCACGGCACAATGAGCGCAAAGGTGAATGGCAAGAGGCCTATACCTACGCTGATCTAGGACTTCGTTATGCAGACCGAATTGAGACACTGCCAGTAGACCTTGAGTACCCAGGAAAGTACGCTCTTTTATTTGAGAAGGCGGTTAGTGGTTGGTGGCTTGGGCGCGATAAAGAAAGCCACGATATATTTAAAGACCTACTTAATAACTACCCAATTGCTCCTGAGTACCGTAATGGAATCCTTTCTAACCTAAAGAACATTAAAAACTTCTCCGAGCAAGAAGATGTAGTTAATACTATGGAGCCTATTGTTGCTAACTACCGTAAGTACTTTGGTAAGAAAGCCAACACTATTGTAGATATTGGTACACGCGATGGTGATGACGCTAACTGGCTTAAAGAGCGTTTACACGCAACTAAAGTTATTGCTATTGATGCAAGTCCAAGCGCCTTTGAACTTACTAAAGAGCGCTACCCATGGATGGAAGTGCATCATGTGGCTGTCTCTGATTACGAAGGAGAGACAAAATTTCAACAGGTTATCTCTGATGATATCTCTGAAGTTGGATGCTCCTCTATCTATGCCGATAAAGTAGTTAACAATGAGCGCTTTAAAGGTAAAGTAAATGAAATCACTGTGCCTGTTACGCGCATGGATTCTTTATTAAGAGAGAACACCACAGGGCTTCTCGACCTAGTTAAGGTAGATGTAGAAGGCTTTACTTGGGAAGTCCTTAACGGCTTTGGCCTGCGCCTAAGGGATGTAAAAATGTTTCATCTTGAGACCGACCATATAAAGACTCAGCCTAACCACAAGTCCCCAGAAGAGATTGCGGCCTTTATGGAAGCCAACGATTTCTTCTTAGTAGATAAGTCCTACGAGTGGGGCCCAGGTATTGAGGACCAAATTTGGATTAACAAAGACTACGTTATCTACCACAAAGAGGTGTTCAATTGATCCCACACGCAGTCCATCATAAGCCAGTAGAAGTAAACACCAAGATGTTCTTTGATATTGGTGCCAATAAAGGCGAGGCTACTTGGGCGGCACTTCACCTTAAAGGTTTTAATAAGGTGATCGCTTTAGAGCCAGCGCCTAAAGTTTTTTACAACCTAGTCTTTAACTATAAAGATGACCCTAGAGTTATCCCTTACCGTTTAGCCGCCTCTGATAGCACAGGAAGTGTTGTAGATTTTTATGAGTGTGTAGAAGATGGCCTATCTACCCTAAATGAGGAGTGGCTAACCGCAGACACGGCTCGATATAAGGGAAAGAAGTACGAGACTATCAAGGCAACCACAGTAAAGCTTGACGACCTTATCTATGAGTACGGCACCCCTGAGTTAATTAAAATCGATGTTGAGGGCGGAGAAGACCTAGTATTTGCTGGCTACACAGGAAAAGCTCCTAAGCTATGTTTTGAGTGGACGCTAGAAGATGTACCAAAGCATATTAAACAGTTAGAGCGCTTGAGCATGGTTAACGGCTATACCGAGTATGCTCTCCAATATATTGAGCATCACCTCGATGAACCCACTGAATACCGCCCTATTACCAAAGCCAGAGAGCTCCCTAAATGGATTAAAGAAACGGCGCCTGATTGGGAGAACGAAGGCTGGAAAGCGGCGGGATTGCGCCAAGCAGCTGACGCAGGGATGATTTGGGTACGCTAGTTTAGCCATACAAACAGGGTGCTAATAGGGATAATTTCTTTATAACCTTTAAAGGAGTCCCATGGCAACCGCTTATAAAGTTTTAAATCAGGTTAACCCAGCCGCCACAACAGAGACAACCCTTTACACACCAAGTGGCGCAGCCGCTGCTGTTGTTTCTACCCTTACTATCTGTAACCAAGCCAACTCCCCAGCCACTTACCGTATTGCCGTGTGGCCAAATGGAACATCTTCTACAGTCGCTAAGAACTGGATTGTCTATGGCGCAACCGTGAACGCTAATGACACAACTGCGCTAACTCTTGGACTTACCCTTGAAAACGGCGCAACCCTACGCGTCTACGCCTCTTCAGCTAACTTGTCCTTCAATGCGTTTGGGTCAGAAATCTCGTAATGTCAATTTCTACAGCTAATACCTCTGCAGCGAATCAATATAGATATCGCTATGTAGCCACGGGCGGAGAGACCTCTGTCTCTGGCGTGGACGCTAATGGTGCAACTATCTCTTACCTTGTAGGTAAAGAGCAGGTTTACTATAACGGCGCCCTTTTAGTTCGTGGCCAGGACTACACGGCTACTGATGGCGCAACTATTGGCTCTCTTACCGCGCTTAAAGCGGGAGATACATTAGAGCTAATTACCTTCT